CTTCTTTTGCTGTACTTCCACTATTAAGTTGTACAGCTACATTTAAAATTACAGAACCTTCTTTAACTTGTATAGATAGTCCATGGTTTGTTTTTTTTAATACTTCTTGTATAGATGGATTATTAGCATAATTTTGTATAGCTTGTACCATTTCTTGTTGATTTTCTACTTCAACTATTTTTCTGTATTTTTTATTTGGTATTACTGATATGTTATTTGCCATTTCACTTAAATTTGCAAATGGTTTTATTTGGTCAACAAATTGTAATGTGTTACCTAAATTACCAACAGGTTTTACTTTTTGTGTTTTAAGTTGTTTTACATCTCCAATAATTTCATCAAACGCAAAGTCTGTAGCATTACCTCCATCAATAGCATTTTGTATAAACGAATCTCCAACTTGTCCTGATTGATTTACATTAAGTCTTAATACTTTAATAATCTGTTGTATATCATCATATTTAAGATTTTCCATTTGTTTTACCATATCTACGTTGCCTAGTAATTCTGCTACAGAATCTATCTCATCTGCATCTATACGTGTAGCAAACAGTTGTTCACCAAATGAATTTTCTAATCTAATACTTGTAGGTTTACCTTTACCATAACCTATACCACCATTAAGTGATGCTCTTAGTATTGGGTGTGTTAATACATTTGGTCCACCATACATAGCAATACGTACTGCTTCTTCAGGTGGTACACGTAATGCTAGTGCAGGTCTTAACATCCAAGATGGTTTTAATAAACGTTGCATTATAAAATCTGAATACATATACTCTAACCAACCTGTAGGTGCAAGTGTTTGTTTGCCTGTACGTAAATTAGTTTTTAACGCTTTTGTAGGTATTTTTGCATTATCTAATATTTTTTGTGTTAATGTATAATCTTGATTACCCCACTTACCTGATAACAATCTTCTTAATCCTGTAGTGTTAGGTCCGACCATTCTTCTAAAACTAGATAATGCTCTACCAACTTCTTGATAATCAATTAATGGTACAAAGTTGTCAGCAAATTGGCTCATAGAAAATGCTGTAGGTAATGCTACCTCTGTAGATTCTAATATGTTACCTTCTGCATCTACTCTGTCAGGTCTAAATTTAAACTTACTTCCCGGAAAAGCTAGTGGTTGACCTTCGCTATCATAAAAATATTTTCTTTTTTCAGATATTTCATTGTTAATAAAATCCATTACACCATCTACTAATTCACTTTCATCTTGTAAATCAGGATTATCTTTCATAACTTTTGCTTTTATTCTGTTGTTCATAGTCCTAACTATGCGTACAATGTCATCTTGGTTTTTAGCTTCTATTAATTCACGTATGTAATAATCTCTTGTGTTTTGATTTTCACCTAATGCAATCATTATTCCATCTATGTTTTCTATTGTTTCTGATATGTAATTTATAGATGCAAATCTACTTGGTGCTAAATCAAATAATCTTTTAACTTTTTGTGGTAATGCATATTTTATAGAACCACCCATACCTATTACACCTTTAAATGGGTCATCTTTTATTTTTCCAAGTAATGCACCTGCACTTCTTCTCATAGGTGCTATGTCTACAGATTTACCTGCATACTTTTTACTTAACTCATTTGCCATATCAGCAACAACAGATTGTCGCATTGGTAATTTTGTTATAGGTGTAGAGTATGCTGCTTCAGCTATCTCTTTACCTACAAATGTTCCTGAATAAGGTGCAATCATAAGTTCAGACAAATCACCATGTTTAAGTAAAGACATAACTATTTCACGCATAGATTCTTTGTTTTTAACTGTTGCTAATAGATTTAGTACACGTGTATCTACTTTTGCAAACGTTGGTATATCTTTTAATCTAGCTACAGATTCATTTTCTGTTAGTGCAGATATAAAATCATCACCCCACTTGCTATCCATAATCTGTTCTGCAGTTTTACCAAAAGTTAATCTACGTGCTTCTTTACCTGCTTTTGTAGGTTTAAATGTATTTACTGCACGTGTAATAAACGCAGCATCATCTACATACTGTGCTACTTCTGCTTGTGATACAATTTTTCTACCTGCTGTTTTAGCAGCACCACCATAACCAAGCAATAAGTTTATAGGGTCTGCACCTAATCTAAACGCACCATCAATAATTGTAGATGCTAAAGCGTATGCAATATCTCCTTCTTGTGAAAATTGTGCTGCAACTATTCTTCCCGGTGATATAGGTATCTCATCACCTGTTTTAGTTTTATATTTATATCTATACTCATCACGTTCAAACTCATCTGTAATAGGTTTACCATAGACATCTGCAGCAATTTCATATGCTTCTGTTGGTGACTTACCTAATTTAATCTGTTTACTATATACTTCTGTATCTTCTAGTTTTATTGAATTAGGTAAAATACCAACACCTAAGTTAAGTGGGTTATCAGGTCTACCTATACCAAATGCTTTACCAAAACCACCTGCTTCGTTTAACGCTCTACGAAATTCGTTTTCACCATATGCAGATTTTGTTGCATTATATTTTTCGTTAAACTCTTTGCCTAATGTAGCTTTACGTATGTTTTCAGTTAATTGTTCTCCCGGTACTAATCCTGCTAATGTATTACCGATAATTGCTGTAGGTAGTGATTTATCACTTTGCTGTGCTGCTACAACTGATGATTTAAAGTTTCTTGATATATTTTGAAACGCAGAATCCATAGCTAAGAATCCTAACTGTGTGCCACGTTTTAGTGGATTAACTTCTGTTTTCACATTTACACGTTGTTTTTTCTCCATAGCTTTTTGTTGTACTTGTGCAATCTTTAAAACATCTTCATCATCAGGTTGCAATCCCATAAGAGGTAGATATGCTACTAAACGTTTATCCATAGATGGATATGTATATGCCATATCACGCATAGTCGCTGCTAAATCAGGTGTTATTGCCCTACGATAGTTTGCAATCTCATTAAGATTTTGTGTAGATTGTTCTGCTACAGATTCCTTGTAGTGTGAAGGCAGATAGAAATTAGCTCTTCTATCCATTTAAAAATCTGCTTCTAGTAACTCATCCCATATCGGGTCAGGTAAAACTGACTTTGCAGCTTTAAAAATATTAGCAACTGTATCTGTAGGAACAGGTGTAGGTCCATTATCTCCTGCACCTATTGGTATTCCTGATGTAATTGGTTCTGCAGGTTTGTTAGTAGGTGCAGATATATTAATTGGTGATACAGGCATTTGTGGTCTAGGTGGAGTAGGTGTGCTTGTTTGCATTGGACTAATAGCACCTGCTTGATTTTCTAACGCTGTAGTTTGTCCTGTTGGGTCGCCTTCTTTTCTTGGAGGTGCAACAATGTCAGCAAATGCACCGCCTTGTGTTAAATCAGTTGCTTCCTGCATAGATTTACTTTTTCTACCTCTATTATATTTAGCCAAATAAATCATCTCCTAATGTTGGATTGTATTCGTACTCAAAAGCTAAGTTAATAAAATAATGTGGGTGTGGTGTAGGTATAGTTACAAATTGTTTGTACACAATATTTGAATTATCTTCAACACCTGTAAATACATTTTCTGACCAATCTTCTTGATTTATTATGTCAAAAAATTTTTTAGAATCATCCGGCACTTGGACCTCCTTGACCAAGAGAACCTAACACTTGTTCTAATCCCGGTAATCCGCCACCCGGTCCTGCAGGTATTTGTGGTCCACCCATTCCTAGCATAGCTAGTTCTTGTTCAGATGGTTCATCACCTTCTGCTGTATAAAACTTATCTAATATCTCTGACATCTTTTGTGGATTTTTTCTTATCTCTATAGCTGCCATAGTTGCTTTAGGATTACCTTCTGCTGCTTGTGCCATTAAACTTTCAAACAAAACTGTTTCTGCTTTTTCTGCAGATATACGTTGTTGTATTTTTGTAATGTTATCTAATCCATCCATGTTTTCTTGTAATGTCTGTGTATCTATAATGCCTTGTTGTTTTAATTGCAACCCTGTAATAATTTTTTGTGGTTCATCAAAACCCGCCATAACACCATACACTCTACGTGTTTCATAAACTTCTGATATGTCTGATGAAGGTGTATAACTTTCTTTGTAAGATGTACCTTTATGCCTACCTGCAATAGGTTTACGCACATTACCAAACATAATCTCATCATATTCAAGTCTTTTTGCATCTATTTCTTGCAACGCTTCTTTTAACACTGTTTGATATTCTCTAACGTGTAATGATGCAGATTGTCCTAATTCTTCAAGACCTCTACCTGTAACAAAAGAATTAGGAGATTGTCCATCATCAGATACAGGATATGCAGCACCGAGTCGCAAGTGTCTTTCTAATCTATCTACTTGTTGAAATAATTGGTATGGTAGATTGTTGACCGGTTTAGACACTTGTGAACCCGGTGTTAAATAGTTAACAGCAAATCTACCTTTACGATATTTTCCTGATTCTATTTCACCTACTATGTTAGTTTCTGTAAATACAGCATCTTCCATAGCAATAGTTCCTAGTATGTTTATTTTTGCCATATTTGCCATTAGTCCTGTTATGTGATGAAACTGTGATTGCATTTGGTCATAAGCAAATCTTTTAGCAACTACATAACAAGGTCCTGACTTTAATATGTTTGGCATAAAGTCTATTATTTTTTTATTTTCAGGAAGAAATACATATGTTCCTTCTGTATCTCTATACTCAACTACAACTTTGCCATGACCTGTAGAGTTTGCCCAACCACCTGCTCTATCTGTGCTATCTAGCAAAGCAGAATATGGGTTTTGAAATCCATTATCATTTTCTGCCTGTTGATATATATATTCTTTTGCTTCAGGATATTGTTCTGCCAATATTGTATGTGGCACTCTGCGAATTATTGCTAATTCTTTTGGTTGTTGGTCATTACCAAATACACCCGGATAACAACTAAATGGGTCTTGTAGTTCAGCATAAGGATATGGATTACCATCTTTATCTCTTTTATGTCCTATAGTCCATACTATAAATCCATAACCCGGTAACCATCTTGCAGCTTGTGGTAACTGCATATGTAATTTTTGAAATTTGTCATAAGATACAACAATGCGTTCTAGTTTTTCTGATTTTTTTCTAGCTCTTTCGCTATCTTTTTCATTTATAATATCTACTTTTAAATCAGGACTTCTACCTAATTTTTGTGCAAATCTTTCTAGTGCAGTTAAAAATAAATTAGGTGCAGGTAGTTCGTGATACTCTACATTAACTGAGTTACCAAGAAGTGCTTTTACTGCAGCTTCACCACCATTCATAATGTCACGAATCCTAGACCTATCAATCATTTGTTCTTGATTAATTACTCTTAGGTAATCTATTTTTTCGTATAATTTTTTACTATCTAATGGCATTTAACTCCAATTATCTACATCCATATTACTAGGTTCGTACCCTGTAAAGCTAGGATTATAATCATATCCTAACTCTGCGTATCGTTCCTTTTGCATTCTTCTTATGGCTCTCATTGGAAACCAACTTGCCATAACTATGTCAGTTTTTGTACCCACACTTTTGCTTTTGTTCTTCGCAGAACTAAAATACACAAGCTGACTTGTATATAAGTTTACCTTCTCTTGTGCTTCAAAGCTAAGATATGGCAAAGAAATATTTTGTTCTTGAAACATTGGTCGCATAGCTGTAACACCATAAAGAGGGTCAAACTTGTTCTTAAATGTTTCGTGTCCTTCTAAAAATATACCATGTCCTGATGCAAACTCTCTGATACTTTTATCTTGTCTTATTGCTTTCTGAAAACCATTTTCTTCTATAACCCAATGTGATAAATTATATTTCATCCACCATTCTTTAATTACACTTAACGCTTGTGGTATACCACCACCTAAACTGTTATTCATATCTACCATGTGCAATTTGTTTTCTACAGAATCATATGCCCATAAAAATGCAGCTTGATAACCTGTAGATGCAGGGTCTAATCCTGCTATTAATCTTGTACCTTGTGGTATGTGTCCTATATTACGTTTTTGGTCACGACATGCTTCTATCTCTACTCTGTCAAACAAAGCTAACCCATCAGGCATAGCTACATTAAGATAAACCATTTCGTATATTGCTCTACCACCTGTAGTTTCTGCTGCACGTTTTCTATCCATTAACCATTTGTATGTTCTCTTGCCACCCCACAGCATACAATCTACGTGGTCATTTTCATTCCAATCAGGTAAGTTACAAGCTGTATCGTGTGCTTCTTCTACAGTTGTAGTCCAACTTTCGTTTTCTAGTAAGTGTGAATATAAATCATCATAATGTTGCCTAGAACCAATAACTACCATAGCTGTATGTTCCTCTTTACGACTAGATAATGTTGTAGTCCACCAACTTCTTGTGTTTTCTCTTGATGATGGTTGCATAGTAGAGTTGTGGTCCTCAATATCATCTGCAATTATTATGTCACAATCCCTAGACAATATTTTACCACCACGACCAATACCAACCATTGTAGGTGACTTAATACCTGTTACAGTTCTAGTTCCTACAGTAAAACCATTTTGTGACCAAGACTTACCTGTACGTGATGTAGGTTTAAATTTTGCACCCGGTCCACATATTTCCTCTATTAATAATTCATTACTCTCTAGTTGGTCAAGAACAGAACCTAATGCGTTTTTAGCAATCTCTTCATTACCACCTACCCACAAAATACGTATGTTTGGATTTTTACAAATTAACCACACAGCAAAATGTATTAACAAATCTGTTTTGCCATGTCGTGGAGGTGACAATATCATATGTTGTCCACCATTTTCTATAGTGTCCATAATTTGTTCTATCCATTTTTTATGAAACTCAGGTGTTTCGTATGCTATACCTTGTTCTGTTTGAAAATATCTTTGTCTAAAATCATCAAAGTCAGCTAATGTTTTTTCTGCAACCTGTGGTAATGACCACTCATCTTGTTGTTGTTTTGTATTTAAATCTTCTACGTATGCAGAGTATGCCATAGATACTGCACCTGATGTTGTGCCAAGTATTGTAGCTACTTCTTGCATTGTTATTTTTTCTGTGTATATATCTGCAGCTAAACCGGATTCTACTATGTCGTTATATACTTGACCTCTACGTGATTGTACGTTTGTTTTTTTACTAGGTATTTTAAGTACATCATCTTGCTGTGACCATTCTTTACCTGCTTTTCTAGCACGTTTTTTCTGCATGTTAATTCTGTTACGACAACGTTCAGAACAATACTTACTAGCTTTAGGTGGTAATGGTCTATGACAACCTGCTGCATAACATAATTTTTTATTTGTCATAATTTTTACACTTTTTGTTTTTGCATTTTAATTTTAATTTGACCACCTGCAAATATTCCTGACAAGCAGGACATGGTACTTTCAATTATTATTTCTTTTTTTTCCAACCACGCTTCATTTCAGCGTATGCTTTTTTAGATATAGTAGATTTTTTCTTAGACCTAGAAGTACCTGCTTGTTGCCTTCTATGTATATTTCCTACTAAACTATTTTTACCTGAACCATGTGGCATATTATCTCCTTACTACCATGCTTTACAACTCCAATACCTAGGTGTTGTTTTATCTGTTGCAGTATCGCATTTATGTCTAGCACGAAACGATTTTCTTGCAGCAGCATCACCTTTACGTATTTTCATATTTGGGTCACCAAACATTACTTTTTTTACTTTGTCGCCATCTTTAACATAGACAACAGATTTTTTACGACCATATCCAGGTTCACCTTTTTTAATTGCACGTGGTGAATTAAGACTTACAGATTTACCTTGATACTCTGCCATAATTATCTCTTAGTAATTCTTTTTGAAGAATATCTTTTTTTCTTCCCTTTTTTGCCCATTGGCATTTTTATCTCCTGTTGTTGCTTATTGGTACTATACCACAAAACCTCACCGAAGTGAGGTTCTGCACGTACAGTATGTCCAGTACTGTTCTGAGTATTATAGGCAGTTGTGTCCTCAGTTAAAGGTCCTCGCACCTACGCTACTCTATGAAAGAAAAAGAAACAAACTTAATCAAACACACAATCACAAATGTCATATGATGAAAAGCCTTTTCTTTTCTCTAGGTATCTCTACCTAAGCACAAGACTTTCTTGTGCTTATTTCATTATAGCTACCCCCCCAATAAGTGTGTAAAAAAAATTTTTTTTGTAATTAAGGGTTGGTTCTAATACGACAACCCTCTATTGCTAGAGGGCTATACTGTCGTATCAATCAGAAAGGAGGGCTATTATGAATAAAGAATCACTCATGAAACCCAATAACATAATATCACAATATTGTTATTTTGTGAAACTTGTAAATAAATAATTAATGTGATACAGTTAACAAACAATCAGAGGATTCTTCCTGCTTTTAGAAAAGGATTCTTGATAAAACTTCATACAAAGTGGACTAGCAGGACCATTCTAACTAGGGTCAAAGCCTATTACTTCATAATATTTAAATAAGTCATAAACAGATTTGTTATCGGTTGGGAGGGATGACACAGGGTTAGCTGTATTCTCTATGTTTACTTTACTTGACTACAACAGACTTAAAGATATTACTTATTTTATTGTTTTAGGTACACCACAATATGTAGTACCACTAGATATAGTACCTAGTTAACAGCATATTTTTAGAGGGTATACATATAAATAAAGCCGCCCGCACATTTAACCCCCCTATGTGAAAGCCCACAACAAACCTGCCTGTGCGACAGATAGAGATAACGCATAATAGTAGACATACAACATATAGTGTATACATTATGTAGTAGTACTAGATGTAGTGTACCCATTTTGATTAAATACTAGGGATAGTTAGTTAACTTACATCATTGAAGGATATGCAACAATAAAACTGTGAAGGATTACCAACAACAAAAAGAAAAGCACCTGCGATTAAACAAGTGCTTTCCTTCATTGGTTAGTTAGATGATTACATATTAGTGTTATCATTTACAATTATTTTACAATCGTAAATATTAAAATTATTAATAAATATTTCATTATCAATACTTTCTTTAAATAGTTTTAAAGCATCTTTTTTTGTATAATCCATATATTTTTTATTAAAATATAAATTACCTATAAAAGAACTTAAAACATAATATCCATAAATATTTTTATTAATATCTATCTCTATTGTTTCATTAGCCATTTCTAACCAACCTTTCTAATTGTTAAATACATACAACAATAATAACAGTTAAATAGATATATGTAAACATTTAATGACATAAAAAAAAATATATGATATGATGTGCAAGACAACAGAAAGGAAACTATGAAAAACATTGTATCTAAAAATAAAAAACCTAAATATATAGGTAAAAACCACCCAATATGTGCTAATTGTGGGCATTGTTTTCCCTCTAATATACATGGAGTTGCAACGCCACATAGTCAAAGCACAGAATTTAAGGAAAGACACGAAGTTAATGGTTGTACCTTATGTGGTGCAGGTATGTTAGGTCGTGGTGTTCGCTTAATATATATTGAGGGTGAACCATGTGATGATTGTGGGGTAGAAAATGATTATAACTACTTTCACATAGATGATGTTGTATGGTGTTAAAAAAAGAAAGGAAATTATGCAAGACATAGAAAAAATACAAGACCAAATACAAATGCTAAAGATTACTCAAATGACAATCGTAGAACATTTAAGTAAAGATGATAGCTTTATGAAATTACTCATAGCGGGTTATTTAGCTAACGATAAGTTAAGAAACTCTTTTACAAAATACATCAACGATAAAGGTGATGATGATATGAAAGTATTTATGCAGGGTATGAACGAAACTGCACTAGAGATAAAAGAGGAATATAGAAAGCAACAAGATGAGCAAGATTGAATTATCCTTTTGGTTATCTATTCCAATTTATTTAGTTGGTGCATTAACTATTAGTAATTGGTTAGCAAGTAAAGTAAATCTTTATTACAGGATTTACCAAGAAAAAAAAATTAGAGAAAAAGACAACATATAATTACAGATATGATAATGTTAAATGAGAAAGGAACAATAATGGTTGGTGGTTCATTACCACCTAGACACGAAACAACTACTTGCAGACCACGTTAATTGTTTCTTTCAAGCTATCTATGTTCCACAAATGGAATGAAAGCAAATGGTTGGATAAGTAGGTAGCTTGTAGCACATAGGAAACTAACAGTTCATTAACTATAGGTTAAAAGCCTAGATTAATGTAGGTTGTAACTTCCTTGAAATAAAGAGAATAAAACTCTGTCTGTGTGTTACGAGCTATCTATGTAAAACGAGTGAGTAAAGAAAGAGAAATTCACGCAAGTGATGTTCCTGCTAGAAAACTCGTAGTAGGTAGCTTGTAAGTTTAAGTCAGGAACGCTTAGGCGGAAAAGTGATATAAACAAAGTTAATAACTAATTCCTGTTTCACTCGCTTACAGTAGGTAGCTTGTAGCACATAAGATAGAACTACGAGTACTTCCTGCTTAGTTGCAACTAAG